GCAGTAGTATTTACATAACCTTGAATTGCTAAATCTGAAACAAAGTTAGTTGTTAAAGTTCTTGGGCTTGATGTTGTATTTGAAAAAGGCGCAAACACACTTGTCCCACTTGTAGGCACTTTCATTGGGCCTCTACGAATGGCTATGTAGATGAATGATGATGACGGGTCAATAATATTAGTCCCGTCAGTAACAAAACCTGTTGCAGTAGGAGTAGCAATTTTGTAAGTAGAATTTTCTGCGGCAGAACTATTTGCTCTTAACCAAGCATCTATTGTTTGGGAAAATCCTCTCATGTTGTCAATCATATGCCACTCAGATGGGCTATCTGTTCTTTTAATCAAAACCCATTGAGGCTCATAACCAAGCGTCACAGTTGCAATTCCGCTTGCATTAGTCGTGAACGACCCACACGAAATCACATTGTCTGTACCAGTTAGGCCAAAGCCTCCTGCGTTGTGGGCGAATAGGTAGGCTACATAATCTGAACCAGCCGCATTTACTTCTGTTCTACCACCCAAAACAGTAAATTGTGTTGATGTTGGAGAAGTGTTATTCCAAGCCGCAAAACCACTAGCTTCTGCACCAGTTGTGTTCAACTTCAAATATTTTGTATTACCAAGGCTTGTGTGATAAACAAACCAATCTTCAACTCCGCTTGTGCGCTTGACAATAATGCATCCTGGTACAGACCCAAGATTATGTGCAATATTTTGAGTTGAAGAACTTCCACTATAAGTCACAACATCAAAGAACTTTGGTTGCTCTCGGAATGTCCATGAGGCGTAAGTATTACTAGACGAATTTGTTAAAACAGATGAGCCAATTGCGGCAAACCCATCTCCCAAATAAATACCACCACCAGAAGTGGCGGCTGTTGTTGTGTTGGAACTTAGATAATTATCATCACCTCGGGCGGTGTCAGTCAGAACATGGTTTTGTGCTGACCCTCTGTTTTTTACCCAAACCAAACCACCTTTGGTTAAATCAATGCCATTTGAAATACCGTTTACAGAGCCGTTGCCTGTGTAAAGCCAAGTGCTAAATACTTCCTCAATGTAATTAGGCACAGCAGGAACACCACCACCAAAGGCATCGTAACTAGCCGCACCAGAAGTCGCTTGTAATGGCATGGTTTAAGCCTTAAATTGTGTGTTGCTTGCCAAGACTGTAAAGGTTGCGCTACCTGTCTTGATAATCAAATATCTGTAGCTATCAATACCGCTTGCATTACCCGCAGTAGGCGCACCACCTAACCACCTAGTAGTCACCCCAGAAGTTGTGCCATCCACTTGAACGGCAGAGTTGTAGTAAGCAGTAGCACCTTGAGTAACCAAGAAAGCCACGGTCATTGATTGACCTGTAGTCATCAAAGTATTCAATGAAGTACCACTAGAGCCTCTAAAGTTAACTGTCCAGTTAGCAGACGCATTGCTTGTGTAGTAAACGACAGACTGAGTGGTAATGTCGTAGTTAATCGTTCCTGTAGCCGCTGTTGCTGAAACAGTAGCCACTTCAGCCGCATCGTTTAAAACAATGGCTGTAGCTGATGAAGTTCCAGAAAATGTTTGAGTGCCAGTAAAAGTATTAGCAACATTGACAACAGGAATATTAGCACCCGCTAAAGTCGTTGCACCCGTACCGCCACCACCTACGGGCAATGTGGCAAAACTAAGTGTTCCACTACCATTTGTCTGCAAAGGTTGACCGCTTGTGCCATCAGCCGCTGGTAACGTAAAAGTGGTTGTGGACGCTGTGTTAGGGCCAGCCAAATTGACCGCACCGCCTAATGTCGCTTGAAAAGTTAACTGTCCCATGATTTTCCTTTACGGTGCAATAATTAGCTGATTGGCGGTAAAAGCGCCTGTGCTTGGGTTAAATTGTAGTTTGGTAGAACTAACATTTTGTGTGGTAACTGTGCCTGTTGTGGCACTTGTAAACACCAAATAACGTGTTGCATTTGTGCTTGTATCGTCAGCAATCGTGATTCCATTTGCAGGGGTTGCCCACACAGCGGGTGAACCAGCGCCAGCAGACGTTAACACTTGACCATTTGAGCCAACAGAACCATTCACAGAAACTGTTGAATTGGCTGACAAAGTGGTAAACGCACCAGCGGCAGGGGTTGAGCCACCGATGACAGTTGCATCAATAGTGCCACCGTTAATGTCAGCCGTGTCAGCAATCAAACTGTCAATGTTGGCTGTTCCTGTCAAATACAAATTACGCCACTCATGTCCTGTTCTACCAAGGTCATAAGCGTTATCTGTTGCAGGGTCAAAATCAGAATTTACACGCCCAACAAAATTGATTGTGTCGGTGTTGCTACTACCAAAAGTTGAATTGTCGTTAACAACCAAAGTTGTTGCGGTAACAGCGGCTGGCGTTGTTCCACCAATAGCAGGGGGCGCTGACAAATCAAGAGTGCCACCAAGGGTTAAATTGCCTGAACTTGTGACCGTTCCTGACAAGCTGATGCCTGAGACTGTGCCTGTACCGCTGACAGAAGTCACCGTTCCTGATGTAGAAGCCGCCCATGTTGGAACACCAGCGTTTAGCTTTAACACAAACCCGTCAGTTCCAGCCGCTAGAAAAGTGGTTGCGCCAGTTCCTGTTTGATAAGGAACAGAACCTACTGAACCACCAGCAAGGTTTGTAGCCGTTGTAGCGCTTGTGGCTGTAGCGGCATTGCCACCAATGGATAAAGTCGTTGCTGTGCCTGTAAGACCCGTTCCTGCGCCTGTAAATGTGGTTGCATTGACAGCCGCGGCAGTTGTTGCACCAATTGTTGTGCCGTTGATTGAGCCACCAGTAATCGCTACGTTTGAAGCATCTTGAGTGGACATTGTTCCCAAGCCTGAGACTTGAGTGTTTGCAATGGCAATGTTAGTTTCGGCTAACACAGTCAATTGACCTTGTGCGTTGACAGTAGCGGTCAGGGTTTTAGACGCTGACCCATAAGCCGCGGCAGTTACACCCGTGTTGGTGATGCTGAAAACGTAGTCAGTAAGGGTCAATCCTGTGCCAGCGGTATAGGTTGCGGCAACAGAAAAGTTTGACCAAGTGATTGCGGTTGTGCCAATAGTCCCGCCCGGCTGAATCGTGCAATACCACGCAGACCCCGCCAACGTGCTTCCTGATTCCACAAAACAGATTGCAGAAATCAGTTCATCCCATGTATCCGCGTCAGGCGCTCTTGACCATGCCGTAGCAGAAGCCAAGTAAATGCCGTTCTGTGCTGGTGCGGTTTGGCTTTTAACCAAAACCCGATCACCAGCTACTGTAGTCACGCCATCAATGGTTTGCAAACCAGACAAGGTGATGTTTGCGGTTGTTCCACAATTAACGGGTTGTTTCCAAGAAATGCCAGCCGCAAAGAAATCTAAATATGTTTTATTGACAACATCGTTACCGCTTACAGGGGCAGTTGAGACTGATGCAGTCGTAAAAGCCGCTGATGACGGTGTTGTCGCGCCAATAGTCGTGCTATTGATAACGCTGTTTGTAATGTTTAACCCAGATTGGTTAGGGTTTGGAATTGCATAAAATGGCTGACCCTGACCAATAAACGTGTTAAAAGTTTTATCAACATTAAACAGCGCCTGAACAGGCAGAATGTTTTGTTCTATGGATTGTGCAGGGTCAGACATAGCGCCTCTTAGGTTTGATCGCCCACAGGGGTGACATAAACGATTGATGGGCCAGCGCCCGAACCAATCATGCGGACGTAGTAAGGGCTTGCGGGTACTGCCAAGACAATCGGAACTGTCATTGAGGCGGGTAACACAAAGTTCCCTGTGGTTGAGCCACTTACAGGCAAGACAGCCGCGGCCACGTTAGCATCGCCAAGACTGACAGCAACATAGGTAGCACCCGTGTTGATGAAAGAGGCGTAGTTAACTTGGTCATTGGTGCTTGCAGTAATCAGCGTTGCGGCAGTAGAAGTAGCACCCACCGAAATGGCGGTTGTAACTCCTACAGGACGTAAGACCGTAGTATTAGACATGATTAAACAGCGTTTGAATCAAGGGGCAAATACTCAGGGCGATTTACAACCACGGTGTAAGTACCAGCCGCGGCAGAAGCGCTTGAGCCTGTTGCATTGACAAACTGAACAATCAAAGTGTCAGCCGCAGAAACATAAGCATTTGCAACAGCAACACCAGTAGTTTGAGCCGCGGGTAAAGACACTTGAACTGCATCACCAACCTTGAGGCCAGCAACGGTAACAGTCTTAGATGCGCCAGAAGTGGCAACGGTTGTAGCAGTAAACGCCACGCCCATAACGAATGCGTTGGAGATGTTTCCACGCAAAATAGTCGTTTGCAGAGCCATGATAATTCCTTTTCAAGAATGGTTAAATTGTAACGCTAAATAAAGAAAAAGCCACCCCTTTTGAGAGTGGCCTTTTTTTAAACTGAACTCAAATTACCAAGAAAGTAATGGAGAAGTTTGGCCATAACCTGTAGAGGTACTTGGGCGCTGAACAGACACTAGGTAAGTACCTGATGCTGGTGTAACGCTTGCGGCAGTTGGGTTAACAAAACGAATTGTCAATTGGTCAGCGGCTGAAACATAAGCGTCAAGAACGCCTACGCCAGCAGTCTGAGCGCCATTGAATGCTACTGAAACAAAATCACCAACGACCAAGCCAATGCCGGTGCTGGCAAAGTTTTGGGCGGCAGTTGTAATTGTTGCAACAGCGGCAGGGGTAAGAGTCAAAGAAAACACACCACCTTTGACCACGTTGGTCATTGGGGCAAATGATTCTTGGGTGACTGTTGTTGCTGGGCCGGGATTTGCCATGATAATTTCCTTAAATAAAGTTTAGAACTGGAGGGGTGTTTAGCCCCTCCTAGACCATTAGGCCGCCACTCGGCAAGCCAATTCAGGGTACAAAGGCGCCCAACCATACAAAACGTCCAAACGTGTAGGAATGGAGTCATTGTTGATGGTGTACTGACGCACAACACGCATTGACAAACCAATTTCCTTATCGCTTGCACGACCAGCAAAATGCACACCTTCTGGCAATTCCAGATCGGCTACTGCAAGCGTAAACGCATTGCGGTGCATGATGATGTTTTGTGGGGAAACAGTACCAGTCTTGTTAAAGAAAGACACAGCGGCAGTTGCAGAAGTCGTTGGGATTGACACGTTCTGGAATTGACCAGCGGTAATCACAGCGGGGCTAACAACAACAGACATAGTGCCATCAGTAGCGGCAACGGCAGTCTTAACCACGAAATTACGCAGTTTGTTAGTGCCGTAGGCTTGACGGTTTTGGGGGTTGACCGCATAAACACCAGCGATTTGGAATACATCGCCAGCATTAAGGGAAACCGTACCAGTAGCGGTCAAAGTGATGGTGCTAGATGATGCCCAACCAGAAGTCAGGAAACCCGTAGCAGTAGTGGTTGCACAGACGGCAGTTCCCGCGAATGAGCCAAAGGTTTGGCTTACCACGTTCTGATCCATCTTCCAGTTCATGCCAGCAGAGTCGCGACCCATCAGACCTTTTTCGTACTGTGAACCAATACGGTCATTAGGAACGAACAAACCCTTCAAGCTATCAACAATGGTTGCTGATGTGAAAGGCTCAACGATACATGATCTGCGGCCATCACGGGGTGCGCCTTCAGAGTCAAGGTAAGCGCCAGCAGTCAAATATGTGATCAAGCCTGTGGGCGGTGTTCCAGCAGTACCAACGATGTTGGCAGTTTGCAGGGTAGCCATAGACATACCGTCACGGTCAATCTTGTTGGCAATAGCGGCAATAGCTGGCTTCAACACGCGGTCAGAGAACATATCCAAGGACAAAGCCAAGTCTTGTGTTGTGAACTGTGTATCAACGTGGAACTGTGTAGACAAAGTAACGGGAACTGAAGTCTCGTTAAAATCTTCCACGTTCAGCGCAGGGCCAGTAGTACCGATGAAACGACCGGGCTTGCGGACATTGACTGTGTTACCAATCTTTGCACCGACAACCGCGAATTGGTCATCATAGTTGCGGTCAACTTCACTTGTAAAAGTCAACTCATTTTCTAAGACCATCAACGCTTCGTTGGTGATCTTGCTTATCGTCAATAAATTATTAGCCATTTTTAAACTCCAAAAAGATTAGGTTTACCGAATTTTCCCCGATTTTCTGGCGGCCTTCCAAGCCTGATATGAACCATGAAATTCGCCATCAGCGGAAATCGGTACATCAGCCTTGCCTTGCCCACCACGAATCGGTTGAATCGGTGCTGGTGCTTTACTTCTAACAACAGGGATTGTCTGCGTAGTCTCAGGCTTTGCCTCAAACCTTGCTTCCAATTTTCCTATCTCTCTAAGCGCGGCATTTGGACTCAAGCTGGCGATCTTTTTGGCTAGGTCATTGTTTTCAGCTAGGTGATACAGGATTTTTGGGCCTACATCACTCTCCAGAATTGCATCCCTGACTGCGTTGTTTACAACTACGTCACTAGATGCGACCAAATCATCAAAATCGGGCAATTCGGCTTTCGCTTCCTGAACCTTCTGCGCCCAAGATTGGATAATCTTTTGTTGCGCTTCCTGCTCTCTCTGCTGTGCCATTTGCCTATCAC